GGCAGAACAACCCTGTTGGAATTTGGCGGGGTAATGCATCAAGTTAGAGGTGGTACTCGCCCTCCCTAAAGGAGGTGAACCTTCACCAGAGGAACTTGAGTTGAGCAGTACAAATTTTCGCTTTAGCGATTCCCTGTTCATGTCGGTACGATAAGTAATCCTTCCTTCCCCTTTTCGTTATAACATAGGAGATCCTTCGGGGTCTCCTCTCCTTTTGTTATTATTCGATATGTAAGACCTCTTCACAGAGGTCTTTTTTTTATGCTAAATTATTATAATGACACTAACAACTAACCAAATCCTTCGCATATACATGAAGGCAAGAGAAAATAAAAAACCTAACCCACCCCGTAAACACCACAACTTAGCGACATACGGATGAAAGAGTTCTGGAAAGTATGGAAGTATGCCTTAGGTTCTTTCAATGATGAGACAACAAAGAAGTATGACAACTGGATCTGTATTATAAGAACCATAGTCATGGTTCAACTTGTAATCACCAACTGTTTTATTATTGGTGGTAATATCAGGCATTGGAATGACCATCACATTCCCCCATCTTATGATAAATCTTATAAATAATAATATAAAAACACAGATAACAGATGTCTATAGCAAGAAACGCAGAGTTTGATAGCTCTGTTAGTAACACACTAAAAGAAAAAGACGGTATACTTTCTGATGCTGCTGACGCTACTGCTCTTGATTCAACAGGTTCCAATCCTACATGGAGATTTAGAGAAAGACTTCTAAAGAAGATTGATAGAATTGCTTTTGATGAGAGGATTGACTACTGGAGAAAGCAGGAGATGGCAAAGAAAACAGTACTAGCAGACAGAGATTACATGGAGAAGCAGAAGACAATCAATGGTGCTTATCCTTCTAGTTGATATAATATAAGAAGTTTGATATAATTATAAGATGATATTATGGACAGAACAGTTTGTCCTGACGGATAGTACTGTCAAAAATTTGAAGAACAGATACAGAGACCCTTACTTTTTGAAGGGTGATCCTGATTGGGGACAACATTACACAGGTTACCATAAGAATCCTAACAACACTGCTAACACAGTGGATGGTAACTTTGTAGATAAAGATCTACTTCAACTCTATGTACCAAAACTGAAGGAAGTTCTACAAAAAATTGGATTGTATAATAATAAATCTATATTCAGTTACAGTAGTATTTGGGGACAACTATATACAAGGGAACTAAGTGCGATTATTGATGTTCATAATCACTATAAGCATCCTAGTCAACTGGTTTCTTGGGTGCATTTCGTTGATGTTCCAAAACAAAAGTGCTTCTACTTTATGTTAGGAGATCAGAAAGTATACCCCAATACACAAGAAACTTCTGATATAATATTTTATCCATCCTATGCACTACATGGTGTTGATAAGATGGTTGAAGGCGATGACAGGTTTGTTGTTGCAGGAAACATAGTACAAATGAATTCATGAAAGCAGTTCTATGGTCTAGAGATAACTGTCAGTGGTGTGAAAGAGTCAAACAACTCTTTACTGCTACTAAGATAGAGTACCTAGAGTACAAACTGGACAAAGACTTTACTCGTCACCAGTTTTATGAAGAGTTTGAGGAGGGTGCTACCTTTCCACAAGTTCAAATTGATAACAAATACATAGGCGGATGCAAGGACACACTACATCATCTCCAAGATCTAAAAATGATCTAAACAAAGGGTCAGTTTTTCTCCTATCAAGGAAAAGAAAAACCAAACCTGTATTTTCTGTGCTACTATGGGGCATGAGAATAACACTACATATACAAAGGGAGAATTAAATGGAACTAAACGTTACCGCAGTTCTTATTGCAATGAGTGTAATGATTTTATTCCTTACCATTGGTATAGGTCTTGTTATAGGGTATCTTGTACGAGCATATATACATGACGTGACACCTCAGTATACTCATCCTGAGATGTACGATGAAAATGGTAACCCCATTGCTGATGAGTTGATCGCCTTTCGATTCGAGAATGGCAAACCTGAACTAGATGATCTTGAAGACTAATTATGGCAAAACTACCACCCAATCCCCTTGTATCTGAGATACTCAGAGCAGCTCATGGTGCTAAAACTGTTGAAAAAAAAGTACAAATACTTTCTCAATATAAGAGAGATGATGTCAAAGCATGTTTGATATGGAACTTTGATAAAGCAATTAGAAGTGCTATCCCAGAGGGAGATGTACCTTACAAACCTAATGATGCTCCAATCGGAGTTGACGGAGGACACACACGTTTGATTCAAGAGTGGAAATCTCTTTACAACTTTATTAGAGGTGGCAATCCTAGACTATCTCAAATGAAACGTGAGACAATGTTAGTTCAAATATTAGAAGCATTACATAAAGACGAGGCAGAAATTTTAGTTCTTATAAAAGATGGAGAACTACAAAGCAAGTATCGTATCAGTAGAAACGTAGTAGAGAAAGCATATCCGGAGATACATTGGAAGGATAGGTGAAGTTCCTAATTGATCTAACAGATCATTGCAACTCCAAGTGTCCTTTATGTGCTAGACATAAGACCTCATACAATGATGAGGTAGCGGTCTTGAAACCAGACCCATCTATGAATCGCTCTTCCATATCACTCGCTGATTGGAAGAGATGGTTTCCTATTGAGACTCTTAGAAGGACAGAACTAATATATTTTCAAGGATCATTTGGTGAACCATCATTGAATGAGGATTTGTTAGACATATATTCTTATACTCTCAACGCTAACAGTAATATCATCTTCCAGATGAGCACTAATGGTGGCACACGAGACCAAGAGTTCTGGGGTAGACTCGGTGCTCTTATGGGTTCCTCACATAGAGATAGTTTTCTCATCTTTTCAATTGATGGTTTGAAAGATACACTACAGCAGTACAGAGTAGGTGTAGATTATAACAAAGTTATAGACAGTGCTAGAGCATTTATAAAGGCAGGAGGTCCTGCTGTCTGGAGAATGCTAGTATTCAAACACAACCAGCATCAGGTCAAGAGATGTAGAACTCTCAGTAAATTGATGGGGTTCAAAGACTTCAGACATACTAATGTAAATGATCTATATGATGCTAGTGGTAAGGGAGATGGTACATTTACATACAAATACAAAGGAGTGGTACATAAACTTGAAGGTGTTGATGGGCATGTGTTCCAGCAGCCACCCGCAGCAGAGGACACAGAGATTGATTGTAGATATGGTCATGGTATAAAGAGTCCAGGTCAACTTAGGATAGACAGTCGTGGTATTGTTCATGCCTGTTGCTTCCACCAGAGTAGACTACGCTTCTTCTATCCCGACTATTATGTCCATGGTAATATAGATTCTCCTGCCATCTACAGAGAGATAAACAATCCCAACAAAGGTGTAGGTGCTGAGTATATGCAGAAGGTGTTCTACGATAGTATGATTCCACTCATAGAGAATCAAGGTGGATTGAAATCTTTATCTTTAAAACATAATTCTCTTGAAGATGTATTACATACCCCGTTATTCCAGTGTACGCTTGTAGAGTCATGGAAAACCAGACCACATATATGTTCGGATTACTGTGGAGTAAAAAGAAAGAATGTATCAATTGATACACAATAGGTTGTCTAAATAAGGGTAGTATGTTAGCATACTCATACGTTCATCCTCTTTGGAGGACGCAAGTAAGCCGACTCGGAACGGAACGTTCATCCTCAATATGGAATTATTGATCGCTGGTATCTTTAGATGTCATAATGCAGCAGAGTTGATCTACAGAATCGCTCATGATGATGTGACACCAAGGGAAGATAGAATCGAACTGATTCAAATGACCATGAAGAATACAAAGGGCAATTGTTTCTTTGAATATGTTGAGGACGCAAAAGTTGACTGAAGGAACGGGGACTAAAAAACCCTACTACTTTGGAGAAACCCAATGGCACAAGTCACTTATCGTGGTGTCGAGTATGACACTGACAGGAACAAAACTCAGAAGACTAACAAAGTCAAACTAACTTATCGTGGAATAAAGTTAGAGAAAGCTGTAACAGCATAGAACTGAGTAACATCCGATACAAGGAGGGTATTGCACCCTCCTTTTTTTTATGCTATGATTTTATTATTGATTTTATTATTATGGAACAACTCACACACAGAGAAAAATTAGACCAGATGGATATGGTCTGCCCTGCTCAAAACTTCACAGCAAGGGAGGTATTTGCCATGTATCATTACATGGAACATGTATTTGAAGATGATGTTGAAAAATTTTTCAAGGGATTTGGCAAAGAGGATGACGCATGTTGGGATGAGCAAGCATCACGCTCTGCACATAAAAAATTAGTTGACATGACTAATTATTGTTACGAAGAGGGTTTTGTGAGAGTTGATGACGTTGACTAATGGATAGAGACAGATTAAAAGTTATTGTCACTGACTTAGAGATGCTACTCTCTGCACTCAAAGCAGAAGTATGGAGTGACACAACCACCTATAAATACGATGACGTAGATCCTCATGAGTTGGACTACGACGAAGATTTCGAGGGAACATGAACGTCAAATTAGTAAGCATCACACCTGATGCTGAAAAAACTATGGCATATATTGCTAGAGTTTCCAATCCAAATAATCAAGAGAACGAAAAGTATGCAGGTCTCTTGAAGTATTGTATTACACATAATCATTGGTCTGTTTTTGAACAGGCAACAATGACCTTAGAGATAGAGACTACACGTGCCATAGCAGCACAGATTCTAAGGCATAGATCATTCACATTCCAAGAGTTCAGTCAGAGATATGCTGATACAAAACTTCTTGAGACAATTGAATTACCTGAATTGAGAAGGCAAGACAATAAGAATAGACAGAATAGTATTGATGATTTAGATCCTAAGGTTGTTGATACATTGAATAGGCAAATGAACACATTATTCAGCAGTGCATTTGCATTATATAATCAGATGCTTGAGAGTGGTGTAGCAAAAGAGTGTGCTCGAATGGTTCTACCATTATGCACCCCTACAAAACTTTACATGACAGGGTCTTGTCGGTCTTGGATACACTACATAAACTTAAGATCTGCACACGGTACTCAAAAGGAACACATGGAGATCGCTAGGAACTGTGCCTGTATTTTTGCAGGACAATTTCCTGCTGTTGCAGAGGCTCTAGGTTGGGAACACGGATTGCTGGAATAAATCTATCTAAGAATGGTTCTCTTGCCATCATAAATGACGGTGAGGTTGAGTTTTATCTCGAAGAAGAAAGACTAAGTAGAATCAAGAGGGATCGTGGTGCAAAATATTTGGTAGAGAAATACCTTGATGGAGTAGATGGTGTTGCTATATGTGATTGTTATACAAAGTATTATCCCAAGAAGTTTTTACAGAGAACAAGGGAAAAGGAAGCAGTTTGTAAAGTCATAAGAGATAAGAAGATACCGATACTAGATTACAGACAGAGACATCATGAGTGTCATGCTGCTAACGCACGTTACGGATCACCATTTGATGACTGTGCTGTCTTAGTAATGGATGGTAAAGGATCAGTTCATGATCATAATGGTAATAGATTCTGTGAGATTGAAAGTATATTTGACAATGAGAATCCTGTCTTCAAACATTACTCTACGTTCTGGAGTGAAGAAGAATGTAAAAAAATAGAGAAACCATATTGGGAATCAATGAACACAGAGTTACTGTATAGTGATAGAACTAGCGTTGGACAGGCATATAGAAGGGTCTCAAGAGAGTGTGGGTTTGATGAGTTAGATGCAGGGAAAACCATGGGACTGTCATCATATGGTTCTGGACGTGTTGATCTATTCAATGAAGAGTATGGTCATAGTCTTTGTAGCAAAGAATTATATGCCAAGGAAGATAGCACAGGATACTATGGTAATCAAGAACCAGTAGACCTAGCATATAATTTACAAAAATCAGCAGAAAGACATGCAATATACATGGTAGCGATGGCAATAAACCTAACAAATAATAATAATGTGTGTGTAACTGGTGGTTTTTTCTTGAATTGTGTATCAAACTACGCTATCATAAAGAATGTAGATGTAAATCTATACGTAGACCCACTCTCTTATGATGGTGGTCTATCAATTGGTTCAGCATTCCTAGCATATTATGAACATTTTTGTAACTGATCCCGATCCTTATATCTCAGCACAATGCTTGCCTGATAAGCACATTGTCAAGATGCCACTAGAGACATGTCAAATGTTATCTATTGTTGCATCAGAGAAGTGGGGTCATGGTTTTGGCACACTACCTAAACTTGATGGCACACCATACAAGACAGAGAAGGGTGCATTTCGTAATCATCCTTGCACTATCTGGGCACAGACTCACTTCCGTTGGTTATTAGATCACGGACTCAAGTTGTGCGAAGAATACACTCATAGATATAATAAGGTACATAGTTGTCAATCAACATTGATACATGCAACTAAAATATTTCCTTTGAGTCCAGAACCTACAACATTTACACGAGCAATGCCTGATGAGTTTAAACATGACACAAGCATTGACACTTTTACTGCTTACAAAAATTACATTAGCAGCAAACCTTGGGTTGCATCTAATTATCTACGTGACCCATCCCGCAAACCAAATTGGATTTTATGATTAGACTACTAGCAGCGTGTCCACCAGTGTACACATTGCCTGGTACATGGAATGACCCAGACAAAATAGCACGGTGTAATGACACCCTTATTCCACACCTCACACTGAATCCAAACATTACGTTTGGTATATCAGTTCTTGCTATACTTATTATCCTTACAGGATATGGTGTATACAAAGGGTTCTTTGCCAACCAGAATCTTACTGACCCTTGGGATGACCACGATGATTAGATCTTTATACTTAGGACCTAAGTATGATCTGACAGAAATGGAAGGTGATACTGTAAACTCAATGCAGGTTGCCAAATTACTAAAGCAAAGAAAAGTAGTGGCAGTATTTCAAGGTAGATCTGAAGCAGGACCTAGAGCACTAGGTAACAGGTCTATCTTGTATGATCCTACAGATCCAGAAGGAAAGGATAAGATAAACAGAATAAAAAAGAGGGAATCTTTCAGACCATTTGCAGGTAGTGTTCTACTACCACATGCACATAAGTGGTTTGATATGGCAGGACTAGATGAATCACCATTCATGATGTATGCGGTAGATGCTTTACCACACACTTATGATAAGATCCCTGCGGTATTACATATCGATAAGACTTGTAGAGTACAAACTGTTGATATGAAAGACAATCTACATTACTATCAATTGATTGATGCTTTCTATCAGATTACTGATGTGCCCATGCTATTCAATACATCATTCAACATGGCAGGAGAACCATTGGTGGAGACACCAGAGGATGCCATCAATACATTTGAGAACAGTGAGATAGACTACCTATATTTTCCAGAGGTTCATAAGCTCAGGCAAAAATGACTTTTAGTTTCCCAGAAACCGGAAAAAAAACTCCGGCAAAAAAATGGGTTGTAGGGTTCAACCTATCTAACAACGGGTCAGTCTGTTTGTTGGAGGATGGTAAACTAAAATTATATCTGGAGTCAGAAAGAGTAACAAGAAACAAGTGGGACTATAAGGTCAGTTCTTTGTTACCATATTTACCCAAAGAAATTGAACACGTAGCCTTGACTGATTCGTACTGGACTCAAGGTGATAAGAGATTAGATAATATAAAAGATATATCAAAAATAAAAACCAAATATCCTAACGCTAAAATACATGACTATAGATCTATGCATCATCTAACTCATGCTGCATGTGCTTTCTATAATTCTGGTTTTACTGAGGCATCTTGTATAGTTGTAGACTCTAATGGTTCTAAGACAAGCGAAGGACTAGAGATAGAATCTATATTCACTGCACCCACATTTACACAGACACACAAGAAATACTTCTCACCTGAGTTTGTAGGTATTGGTAGATTATTTGAGGAGACTGCGAAAACATATACTTGGGACTACAGAGATGCAGGGAAGGTCATGGGTCTAAGTGCATACAATCATGACCCTGCTTCTACTATACAAAGACGATGGGAGAGTAGATATGGCGAACTATTGGAGATGACAACAGGAGATGTATGTTTGTCAGGTGGTTGCTTCTTGAATTGTGTTGCTAACTATAAGATAAAAAAAAGATATCCTCATATAAATTTCTATGTGGAACCTGTTGCTCACGATGGTGGCACTGCAATGGGTGCAGCATACCTAGCATATAATGAAACCTAAACTCAACATACTTGATGTCAGTTCTGCTATAGGTTGTAACTTGTCATGCAAAGGTTGCAATCATTTTAGTAATTACTTTGCACCAGGCAGTAAATTAGATACAGATAAACTTCTTTATGATATAAAGACTATCTTACCAAGAGTAGATATCAATAGGGTGTCAGTGATAGGTGGTGAACCACTCTTGAATCCTAGATGCGAGGAGATATTTGCTGCATGTTTAGAACATGCTAATAATGATGTGTATCTCTATACTAATGGTGAACTATTGGAAGATAATGATTGGATATACAAATACATTGACGATCCTAAAGTATATTTGAGATTTAGTTTTCATTTACCAGAGACCACAGAACGTGGTGCCAAGATACTAAAAACAGTCAGGAACTTTGTTGCTAAAACTGATCATGAATTATTCATAGGTGGTGCTCCCAATGAGTCATGGAAGTTTAGAGCAACAGAACATCATACCAACAAGGACAGGTGGTTCTATAGTATAAAAAAGAGAGGAGATAAAGTATATCCATACAACCATGCAGATCCTGATAAGAGTTTCAAGTACTGCTCATGTCCTAATTCACAATTATATAATGGTAAGTTGTGGAAATGTCCGAACACTGCATTCCTTAGGGAGATGTTAAATGTAACAGATCAAAGTGATGATCCAGTGTGGCAAAAATATTATGTTGATGGTGTGCCTGTTGACTGTGCTGACGATGAGTTGACAAAGTTTTGTGAGGGATCTATACTACCTGATAGTGTATGCAGAATGTGTACAGCAAAACCCCTTCACTTTAGTGCTGCTCAACAAGAGAAGACTGAAAGGAAGGTAATTAATACCTATAAATAAATCACTTACAAATTCATATGCCAACATACCCTCTCAAAAATTTGAAGACAGGTGAAACTAAAGAGATCATCATGTCAATGAAAGAATATGATCAGTGGAGAAAGGACAACCCTGATTGGGATAAAGATTGGTCTAAGGGTGCAGCAGGTACAGTCAGTGGTACTGGAGATGCATACAGTAGATGTGATGGAGGTTGGAACGAAGTGTTATCTAAGGTAGCATCAGTGCCAGGATCTAAAGTAAAACCTCAAAAAGTAACTCACTTCTAATGACTCGTAAACGGAAGATGTCTACCAGTGTTGGTGCTGGTATGACCGCTAAACAAATGAAGAGGAAGAAACCATATAACTCTGAGATGATGGTTGATATCCAACCTATCACACCAAATCAAACAAAAGCTTTTGCTCACTATAACGAAGGTAAGAATTTGTTTCTTTATGGTGCAGCAGGTACAGGTAAGACGTTCATTACCCTCTTCTTGGCACTCAAACAGGTGCTTGATCCTTTGACTCCATATAATAAGGTTGTCTTAGTTAGATCACTTGTGTCGACGAGAGAGATAGGTTTCTTACCTGGTGATCATGAGGATAAGTCAGCACTATATCAAATACCATATAAAAATATGGTCAAATATATGTTTGAGTTAGCATCAGACAATGACTTTGAAATGTGTTGGGGTAATCTCAAGGCACAGGAGAGTGTGACTTTTTGGTCTACATCATTCATTAGGGGAACAACACTTGATGGATCAATAGTTATTGTAGATGAGTCACAAAACTTGAATTTTCATGAGTTAGATAGTATAATAACAAGGATAGGTGAAGATTCTAAGATTATGTTCTGCGGTGACGTAGCACAAACCGATCTCATTAGAACTAATGAGAAGAATGGTATCCTAGACTTTCAAAAGATCATCACAATGATGCCTGAGTTCGCTCAGATTGAGTTTGGTGTTGATGACATAGTAAGGTCTGGATTAGTCAAAAGTTATATCACCAGTAAACACACACTAGGTTTGTAATGTTCACTCATGTTGACTGCGAACTTCCTAAACTAAAGAGGAAGAATATAGATGGTGCAAGATATTACACTGTCAATGGTAGACCAATGGTCTCAATCACATCAGTTACCTCATGGTATAATAAACAAATCTTTATTGACTGGAGGAAAAGAATAGGTGAGGCAGAAGCAAATAGAATTACTAAACGTGCAACCTCTAGAGGTACTGCTACACATGAGTTGATAGAGAATCATCTACTCAACAAGGAGGTAGAGTTTGATAAACCTAGTCCTAAGATGTTGTTCCTTCAAGCGAAGGAGACTCTAAAAAATATAAATAATATATACGCTCTTGAGGAGAGTCTTTATAGTGAAGAGTTAGGTGTTGCCGGTACTGTCGACTGCATCGCTGAATATAATGGGGAGTTGTCAATAATAGATTTTAAGACAGCAGAGAAACCTAAGAAGAGAGATTGGATAGAGAACTATTTTGTACAGGCAGCAGCGTATGCTTGTATGTTCTTTGAACGAACAGGTATACCCGTCAAAAAACTTGTCATAATTATGACATGTGAGAACGGAGACGTGACAGTATACGAAGAGTATGATAAAATAAAGTATATGAAAAAATTAGTCCTTTACATTCAAAAATTTGTCGAAGAAAAAATCAATGAGTGCCAAAACAAAGATGCGTGAAATCTTGAAGAACAGATTGCTCTGTCAAGATAAATTTACTAATGACATTGAGAATCTTGTTAGTAACAACAACGAGATGAACTACATCGAGGCAATCTGTCACTACTGTGATGTGAATAACATCGAGGTAGAATCTGTATCTAAACTCATCACTAAACCTTTGAAAGAAAAACTCAAAGGCAATGCTACTGACCTAAATTATCTAAAGAGAACATCTAAGGCAAAATTCTTTAGCATCTAATGAAGATCAAGGAGTGGACATTCGGAAAGATCCACAACCAATTACCTGAGGAAAGACTCAGAGAGGTAGCGGTTAGTGTTGACTACGTGAGAGAACAACGTGGTTTTTGGATCAGTAATTTCAGGCAGTGTACTCCAGAAGAGATTACTGAACTAGAGAAGGAGAGACCTACCACTAGGTTACTCAGTATACATGTTATCAATGGATGCAACCTAGCATGTAGAGCATGTAATCATAACAGTAGTCTACTAGGTGTGAACAGTAGGGTAGATATTGATGCACTCAAAGAAGATATAATAAATGTACTACCAAAGATACATGTGTGGAGTCACATCAGTATCATAGGTGGTGAACCATTATTAGAACCAAGGACTAAAGAGATTGTTCAAGTCACAAGAGAGGTGGCAGAAGCAACAGGACAGAAATGTAATATAAAACTATTCAGCAATGGATCTAAACTAATACAGGAACAAGAATGGATTGCTGATGAGATGCTGAAGGGTGTGGTGTTTAGACTTACCTTTCATAAACCATGGTATACACCACAGGGATCTATCAACTGGGAGAATGCAGCAAAGTTTGTTAGGTATCTCAAGTCCAGAGGTGTGGACACAGAGAATCTACTAGAGTTTAGTGAAGCATTTAGATTACTTGATGGTAAACCAAGACAGTGGTTTGATATTGTCAAGTATGAGATCGATGATGATAGTATAAAGTATTATCCATTTGAGGAGGGTGATCCTGAAGAGAGTTTCAAACACTGCTCTTGTCCTAACAGTCAATTATATAATGGTCATCTATGGAAGTGTCCTATGATATCATATCTCAGAGAATCTTTAGCAGCAACAGATCAGATAAATGATCCAGCATGGAAGAAGTATCTTGATTACAAACCCACCAGTATCAATGCATCGGTGGATGAGATCAAAGAATCTTTCGATGAGGTGTTGAAACCTCATGACATTTGTACAATGTGTCCACGTAATCCAGTATGGTTTACTGCAACTCAGCAATTAGATGCTAGAATGAAGAAAAACGTACCGATGTATGCTGAAGAGACCTATGACACCGTTTGATACTTACAAAGAGTATCTTGCATTCAAAAACCATTTTACTAGAGAGAAGTATGATTACCATAAGTATGGTGGTAGATCGAAAGCAAAGATAGAATCATTCTACAAGAGAAAGGATCGCTATTTCTTTGAGAAAACATCAAGGAAGTATAAGGACAATGAGATACACAATTTCTTTCTTGCTAACTTTGTAGCAACAGATAACCCTGAGGGTGTATGGATAGGAAATATAATACGATCAGGTGAGGTAGTATATAAAGATTGGATGAGGAGA